CCAACAAAAGAGTCGTACAACGGCGCATTTGCCGCGCCGATTACCTCTTCAGTTCCAGCCGTACCCCCCGAACCTGGAGCGTCCAAATCATACAATTTATTAAAAGCAATATAGGCCCCGTTTATAAATGTTTTGGTAAAAACCAAACCATTGGCGCCGTCTAAATAGAATTCTGAAACCATACCGGTCACACCACTAAGCGCGGCGGTCGGGTTGGGTTTATAAAACCCGGTTTGGTATTTTCCAACGGTTGGAGATGCAAAAGGCATATTAAAAAACCTAACCGAGTTGGCAACCGTGCCCGCGCCAAGGGCAATGCCATTTATTTGAAACTGTAAATAAACCGTTTTGCCGACTATTTTGTAACGTAGCCAAGAACTAGCGCCAATCGCTAAAGGTAACGCGGTATTAGTTCCGGTTCCAAAGGCGACCGAATTTTGAGCAACATCACCAACGGCCGAAAGGCCCGAAAGGTCTATTTCCGTCCAAGCCGATTCAATATTCAAAAATTTGAGTATTTGCGCGCCCTGGGTTGCGTTAATAAACACAAGCTGGTCCAATATACCCCCGGTGCCGTCTATGTTTAATGCTTCGCGCATTGTAAGCGACTTCATGTTAACATAATCGAAACCGAAAACCGGCGGCGTTAACGCCTCAAGCGCATCGTTGGTTAACACCATTCACCGGACCTCATAGGTGTCCTTTGCGATTGTGTCTTCGAAAGTTTCAAGGCCCGCCGGGTCGTTTGTTACTTCCAATTTAAACCAATACACCGCGCCGCCGCCCTGGTCGACTATTGAATGCGCCTCAACCTTTACAACTTCGCCATTATAGAAAATCCAACCGGCCGAAATATCAATATTACCAACGTTTATAACTCCAGTGCAACCAGCCAAAACAAACGAATTACTAATCGCCGGGATTGCGTCTATTACTCCAGCGCCAAGGCCTTCGAAGGCGTCTAAAATTCCGTTTTCGTCATACTCTAAATCGTCCCACTCTAAAGGGTGCCCGCCCGTAAGCGTTTTTATAACTTTGTCCATTTTTTAAACTATTACAATTTCATAATTACGGGAAAACAAAACCCACTTTTTTAATTGTTCTCTTAAAACATCTTCATCAAACACAACCGAGAAAGGTATTTCAATAATAAAATGAATGTTTGCGGCTTGTTCTTGGTGTGTTTTCATGTAAAACGCCGGCTGGCCTTCGCTTTTTCTATAAATGTAAATCGGCGGCCTTTGCTCAACCTTTCGCCTAAAGTACCTATAAACGATATTGGCTTGGTCTACTATTACAATATTTTTGCCGACCGGGTCGTAGTTTTGGTTTAACCACTCTTGAAGGTATATTTTTTGACCCGTGAACGAAAGGCAATACAGTTGAAAAGAACGAAACGAATTAAACGAAACGTTTACGTCCTTCAACCCTTTTATAAAAGCGTAGGAAAAGGCCAAAAACCTATTTAACCCGCCCGCGTTGGTTCGGCGTAAAAAGTGAGGCGTTGAATCATACGCCAATTTTCTAAAATCTATATTTGAAAAAATGGCCATTAATACGAAAGTAATAAAATGAACGCCAAAACACACGCAACCGCACCGGCGAAAACCCCAACCCTTATTAAATCGTCTTTATTCACTAAAATTGAGTTTCAATTGTGTACGTAAACACCGACGCGCCCTGGTCCAAAAGCAAATGGCCGGCGTCGGGTATGTAATTTTTATCAATTACCGCGTAAGGTATAGCGCCAAACCTGGTCTGTGTTTCATTTAAAACCGCATCCAAAACGCCGTCGGCCGCTTGTACGGCGTCAACTAAAGCGGTTTCATTAAATACCCCGTTAAAGGGTAAATTTTCAATATAGGCCTCTATTGCGTTAATAACAGGAAACACCGCCGGGTCGTTCAAATCAGATCCGTCCGGCGCCAAAACTTGCGGGTCGTATTGTATAAAAAAGTTCACTTTAATATCATCGGGGTCCGCACTCGAAACCGCGATATTAATTCCAGCTCCCTTAATGTCATTCAAATAATCCGAGGCCGCCGAAAGTTCAGGCGCGGTCAACGCCTCGGGTTTTAACGTTGTGCCGTTTAACTTAGCGACTTTTATTCTTACTTGGCCGCCCGCGTCAATTGCGACCGCCCTTTTAATTATTTGGTTCGCCTCAACAATAGGAGAATAAACAAATTTAACACCATCGTAAACCAACGAGTCGCCGAACTGAAATTCAAGCGCCCGGTCCGCGTACCATTTCGCGGTCAAGCTGGGAATTTCGGCCGCCCTGGTTTCTATTTCGCCTTTGAACTGGTCAAATATAATTTCATGTAAATGAACGGCGACCGCCATTGTCCAGGCTTGCAACCTCCAGGCGGCCACCTTTGAGGCGCTGGTCAAATCAGCCAAAAGCGTTTGAGCGTCGTCGATTGCCGGTTGTAAAGCGTTTAACTCGGATTGTGCTTGTTTTTCGGCGATTATTGCGTTGTATATTATTTCAATTGTTCGCGCCATCTTTCAGTCTATTTATTACAATGTTTTTAAATTCAAACAACCCCTTTACGCGTGCCTCGGCGTCCCCTTTGGTTTCCTCAATAACCTTTAATAAAGCTAATTTAAAAACACCCTCAAGACGTTTTATTATTTCCTCGGTTGTTATTTCGGCCGGTGCGGGTTGTTCGTTTTCAGCCATTAGTTAAAATCAGTTATTCGGTAATAAATACCCAATTTTATAGTCGAGGTCCCGCCGGCGGTGTAATCAACCCCCAAATTGTGAAGGCTTAACGCTTGGTTAATGCCTCCAGGCCCGCCCATTTCGCCGGCTGAAAATTGGTCATACCCATCAGCGCCGTTGGTAACAAGCCCCGATTTAATTTCGGCCGCCGTTATATTATCCGTCCCCAACTGTAACCGTAAATCCTCGGTGCTTGTTGCAAACGCCGCGCCCGCGTGTGTTAATTTCGCATACCCGCCGGTCACTGAAATTACTTTATTGGCTCCAGGCGCCGCGATTAATTCTTGAGGCGTTGAAAGTGCGTTTACTTCGGCGGCCGTTAATTCTATTTCAAACCGTTGCTCAATTTGGTTATGAGCGCCGGCCGTAACGGAACCATCAACGCCAATAATTAAGTCGGGCGTCGGTTGCAATGGCCGCCCCATAATTACCGCGCCCGTTGTAGAAATTCCGAACCAAGTAAGACCGCTTTCGTCTTGTATTGCGTACCTCAAAGACAACGGGAAACCATCTACTATTTTTTCAATGGTTCCAGTTGGGCCGAAACGCTCAAGGGAGCCGTCGTCGTTTACAATTTCTTTAATACCCCCGGCGTCTTTTCCCTCATACTCGGTTATTGGTTCTAGACCCGCGCCGGTTGTACCTTCGTTTGGTGATTGTTTTATATCCCGTGCCATTTTTTAAAAATATTTTCGTTTTAGTGCTTTGTGATTTTGTAACACTTGCGCGGCGGTAAAATTAGTATTGTAATACATAACTTGAGCCGTCGCCCCGGTGTAATGTAATATATTGCCGCTCCCATTGTTGTTATAACAACCAAGGCGAAAATTATCAATGTTGGCCATGTTTGCGGTGTTAAACCAGGCGGTCAAATCATTCGAAATTGAAAACCCTTGGCCAACCGCAACCCCATTAATATAAATAACCGGCGATGCGGCGTCCTGAACAAGTGTTACATTTACCCAAGTGTCCGCCGTGAACGGGTTGGCTAGTGTGTGTTTTTGCCAATTAGTGGAACCGTTACCCCGGCAAAAGAATTCCAGCCGCCCGACCGCCGTTTCGTGGTAAATTGATATTCTCGTATCACTTCCAGCCGTGTCCCCAAATTGTAAAATATATTCAAAAGTGCTTGGCGTTGTTGCGGCTGGTTTTATCCATAAATCAATCGTGCCAACCGTATTATTTCCAACCGTTGCGGGCAACGTGTCGGCGCTCCCACAATCATCCACGACGTCGAATGTTAACGCTTTGCCATCAAAGCCAACGCCGTTTAAAAGAGTTACATTATTTCCGTTTGGGTGCAAATCGTTTACGGTTGTACCGGACCCCGGGTAACTTTGTAAATTTACCGGGTCAATGGCAAAAACCAAATTATCTTGAACAATAGGGGCCGCGTTTTTATAAAGTGCCATAATTTAAGCGTTTGGGTCGGTTTCAATAAATTCGTTTTCACTTTCAACATCCGCGACAAATTCCTCAACCGTATGGTCGGTCCGGCCGTTGTATTCAACCGCCGAAATCGCCGCCACTGAAGCCGGCACGAAACCCGGGTCATTGTCCGGCGCATCCCATTTAATAACAGTTTTGCCGCCCGTGTCGTTGGTTCTAGCGTCCGCCGCGCCTGTGGTGCAAACTTCACTATAATTAACTAAACCAGCATCCGAGGTCGCTATAATTCGAATCATTCTAATCATTAGTATTTGTGTTTTAAAGCGTTGTAATTTTGTAACATTTCGGCGTCGTTTAAATAGGTATTATAAAGCCCAATTTCGCCGGTTTCGCCGCCCATTCTAAAACCGCCGCCGGCCTGGGCGCCAATTGCCGAGATGCCGCCGTAAAGGTTGGAGGGTAAATTTGACGTTCCTTTATTTACTCCGTTAATGTAAAGCGTCCAAGTAACCGAATTATTTCTAGTTAACCCAATTTGAAACCATTCGTTTACAACTAACGCCGGTGAAATTACTTTAGTTGAAAAATTACCGCCTGTCGGCTTGTGGTAAACCAGCCCCCCATTTTGTAAGTAAAACACATAGTCGGTCGATTGCATTCCCAAAATAACTTTATTGAAAGTCGTTAATTTACACCACATAAAAACACTGTGAGTCGTGGCCGTAAGCACGTTTAAATTTCCAACCCGGTCATCAATTCCATCGTAAACAAGCGCTTTGCCGTTATACCCAACCCCATTTAAAAGAGTGCCGTCGGGTTGGTTTCCTGTTAAATCGGTTAAAGCCGTACCGGACCCCGGGTAACTTTTCGGGTTTTCCGGGTCCACCAGCCAAACCAAACCGTCTTGAACTATTGGCGCGCTATTTGAATAACTGGCCATTATTTCAAATCGTTTACAACTTGTAATTTTTTAACATCCTTTCGTTCGGCCCAAACAACGACCGACGCGTTTATTTCGCCTTCAGTGTTCAATTTTACCGTGAGGCCCTCGGCTTGGTACCCGTAAGGCTTGGCCGGCCCTATTGCGGTGACCGTTGCTTGTATGGTTTCAGCGTCCACCAACCAGGACCAATACGGCGGTAATTCAATAACCCCGCTCGTTGTTTTTGCTCTAAAATAAACGCCGTTTTCCGGTCCCTCAAGTGAGCCGTAAACTATTTCCTTTTTGCGATCCGGTGAAACCGCGACAAAGTGCTTTTCATCGGCGTAAAAACTGGTCACGCTCAAAGCGCGGCCGGCGACCGGCGCTTTGCCGAATCCCCACTCTTGGCCCTCGTGGCGTATTCTTGCGGCCTCGGTGCCGTCTGCTTTAAACACAACATCCTGGGCGTCTGTGGTTCCTAAAAAATCCAAAGTGTCGTCGGTGCCGGCGTTACCTCCCAACCCCCAAACGGCGCCGGACGGAAAATCAATAAACTCAAGGCCGGTCGCCCCGCCGTTAACCGCGACCGCTTTTCCAGCTTGGCCGATGTAATTTACGGGCGTGTCGCTTAAACTTAAAAACGTGTTACCCGCAACAACCGCATCGATAATTTGTTGAATTGTAGCCTTTTTCGAGGTACCCGCCGGGTCGCTGGTTGCATCACTTTTATCTACAACGTGAAACCAATCATCGGTCGCCAACGCTCCAATTAACGCGTCTTTGTCTGTTAATTTAACACTCATTTTTTTTACTTAATTATAGTCAAAAGCTTCGCCGTCCTGGAAACAAAACGTTTGCCCGTCCTGGAAACAGTACGTCCCGAGAACCGCAACGAATTTGCCGTCGGCGTTGTTTAAAACGTTTAAATTATTTTTGAAAAACTCTTTATTGTTTACGTCCCCAACTCCATCGGGGGCGATGTTTACCTCTTGGCCGCTTGTTAAATCAACGCCAAGGTCCAACGAGGGATTTAATTGCACGAAATTTTCTAAACCGCCTTCAAGGGTGCCGTATTTTTGTAAAACCACGTCCAACAAATCTTGGCCAAGTTTCGAACTATGTTTCTCGTTTGCCATTTTATTCGTTTGTTAACCGTTCGGCGTCTATTTCAATATTCAAAGCGCCGTCAATTTTAACACTCCGAACCGTGAAGCCGTCCCCGATTAACTGTTTTCGTATTTCTTGTTTTATTTCCTGGGCGTTAATTGGTGCGTTTTGCTGGTTTTGCACCCCAAAACCGACCAACGGGTGTTGGCGGTAATGGCCTTTATCAGCCCTAATAATGTGCTCAATGTGTTGGGCGTCACTCTCGGAAATTAGAAAATCACCCGCCGGCGTTATTGTTAAATCGCCATCATCACCAAAAATAAAGTCTTGCGCCGCCATTTAACAAAAATACAAAAAACGGCGGCGTTTTAAATTTCGCGTTGGTAGTTAGAGTTTAATGCGTAACATCGCCGTCCTCAATATCTGAAACGGCTATATTATTGACCGGGTTTGGGCCTTGGCTTGTGGTTGGAGAAATAACACCAGGCGCCGGGGACGGACCGATTGTGGCCGTTGTTTGGTGCGTGTGTGAATTATACGAGGAAATTAAACTATTTAAAGCGTTTTCAACATCGTTAATTTTTGAGACCAGGTCGTTTATATTAATAAGGCCGCCATTATCGCCGCCGTTGAATATTGTTTCAGGCGTGTCAATTAGAACCTTTTCAACTTCAGTACAAACCGAAACAAACCCCGTGTTTTTATTCAAAAAGGTAACTATTACAATCGAATCGGTTTTAGGAATACAGACGAAACCTTCAGCCGAATCCAAGGAGGCTTGGAGCCGAACGCCTAAAACTTCGGCGTTTTCCGTTACCGGGGTAACATCACAAGTCCGTTCGTCTTCGTTTATATTGGACGCGGTGCCAACAATGGCGTAAATTTCCTCATTGTTTTCGAGGATTTGTTTTATGTATTTCCGTATTTCGGCTGATGCGCTCATTAGTTTACAGGCCCTAATTTTACAGTTTGGCGAAAACCGCCCATACCAAACGACTTTGAAACCGCGTCCACTAAATAACGGCCTTCGCGTTCCGGGAATTTTTCATCGCTCAAATTTACCAAATCGCCTTGAGCGATTGAAGGTTGGCCGAAAGTTTCGAAGTCGCCCCGGTACCCGTCAAAACTTAATTTACTTAATTCGTTGTCGGCAAAGGTTTGTAAATCCGTTTGGCTGGTTATGTTGTAAGCAAAAAACGTCCGCGTTGAACCGCCATCATCGCCGGCCTCGGCTTCAAGTTTGCTATTATCCGGCAAAATTGAAATTGCCTTTACTTTTATTTTGACGTCGTCCCGGTTTACATACTCTAAATTACTAGATATTACGTTTCTTTGAAATTTTATTTCGTGTTCGGTTGCCTCTTCAGGATAATAAGCCAACCCGGACCGCAAAACGCCCGCGCGCATAAAAGAGACTAAACCGTAAGTTTTTTTCAATTCCTCAAGCACTTGAACCGCGTTAACCCTGGTTAAACGAAACGCGCCGACGTTGGCCTCAACCGCGTTAACTTGGACCGCACCCTCAACAACATCGGTTAATAAATTCGAAAGGGTTGTTTCCTTGAAGGCCTTTGTTAACGTTTTTTGTTTCAGTAACCAGGACGCATCTTGGCACTCTATAACCAAAGGCGAATCGGGTAAAACGTTTGAAATATACCCCTCAAATTCAGTTATTAAATTAGGAGCATAACCAAGTTCAATTTTAACTTTATCACCTCTTTTAAAAACCGCGTTGGTGCCCGAACCGACCGTAATATTTTGGCCGTCTTTCTTGAGTTTGTAAGGTAGGGTAATTATTGCCGTGTCTGTGAAGGTTTTCCAACTTGTTTCAACCTCAACATTATTAACAAACTCAATAGGTTCTAAATCGGCCCCGTCGTTAAAAGTTATTTTGGATTTTAAAACAAACATTAGGGCGCAAAAATTTTAGCCTCAAGCCTTGAATATAAATCATCTTGGTCGGTTGGTGCGGTGCCGTCAAGTTCGTCTATACTATTATAATCCAAGTAATATATTTCGTTGCTCGAGAACACCAATTCAACGCATTTTTCATCTTTGTCGGCCACTAGAGAACGAATATCACTGTATTTAATACGCGCCTTTTTTCGGTCGTTCGAAACTCCATTCAAATCAATAGAAAAAGAGTCCGCGTGTGTTGTTATAATTACTCCCATTTTATTCGTAACTTACATTGGCCGTATTGGTTCCCGACCCGGTTATTACTCCATAAAGACCAGTATAAAAAGACCCACTAATTGGCACTGGTTTAATATCATCACCCCCAACATCAACGCGGGCAATTAGGCGGCCGGTTGCATCCAAGCCGTCGTATAATTCCAAAGAACCCGAACCGCCCGAGGACCCGGTCCTAGAGAGCGACGCGGCGGTAATATAACCGGCGCCGCCTTTTATTAACGCACTTCCTGTAAACGTGACCGGCGTTGTTTCGCCGCGCTCTTCTCCTAGCCTATAAATGCCCCCCGCGCGCGTGTCGAATTATGGTCGGTCGTGTTTCCGTTTATATTTAACACCTCAAAACCAACCGGGAAATCATACGTCGCCGCGTATGTTTCGGAGGTTGAAACACGGTGAATAAAATTAGGCCCTTGAAAATAAAACAGTGTACCCGCGTTGTATTGCATTTCGTAAACTGAAAGGTCCGGCGCGGGGTTGAACGCCCCAACGCTAACGCCATTCCAATCGGCGGCCTCTTCGCGGTGTGTTTCAACGCCGTTTTTTATTGCCACAATATACCAAGTTAAATTGGAGTATTCCATAAAAGAACCGTTACGGCTTGCGTTTGCGCCACTTCCTGAAGGGTCAATCGGGTCGAAAACTCCAAACCTTATAACAGTATTTGGGTCCGCTAAAATTGCCGGATTAAATTGGTTTCCAAAATGCGCGATATTAAACTGGGAAATCATGAAACGCGCCGGCCGGACCGATTGTAGCCTAATTTCTGAATTTGCCGTCGTTCCAGTACTTAAACGCTGGCTCCCTGGAATACCTGAAACCGCGCCCGTACCTACTCCGTCGGTCAACCATTGCCCGGGGTTTAACGTGGCTCCCGTAAATTTGTCCCCGGTTAATATAATAGCTTCACCAGTTTTCAAGGCCCCGTTTAGGTCCACAATGGCCCGCGATGCGGTTTGGGTGTCATGTATTCCAACCGCAAACGGGTCAAAACGCGTAGCATTTTGGCCGTCAAAATAATCGGTGCAAAGTTGAGTAATTAAATCCTCTTTATCAGTGTAAGCGGGTGTCGTTACTTCAGAAAATTTGAATTTAAATTCGGCCGCTTCATCGTATGGATTTGGCGTTGCTGATAAAATTAAAACCTCGGGTTTTTGCGGGTCGCATAAAACGTTTAATGTAGGTTGCAAGCACTTTACAATTTCGGCGCCTTCAAAAACAATTATATTACCGTTGTTTTGCTTTGTAAATGTTAAAGCCATTATCTAGATGTTAAATCGCCGGCCGGTTGAAGTTCAAGCGGTTCGTCTGATAAAAGTTGCATTGTAAAAAGTTGGTTGTCGCGCGTGCCCCTGGTTTGTGGAAAATCGTAATCGGTGACCACAACTTCGGAAATACCAAACAAATCCAGGAACTCCGAAACCACTTTTAAACGCGCGGGCGCGCGTACAATTTGAATCATTTCGTTTACGGACGCCTCGGGATAAACATTGCCGTCGCTAACTTTAAAACCGAGAAAATCAGATCCGGCAATTACCCCATTTATTGAGATTGAAAAGTCGCCCTCTGAAATATATTCTTTTACGGTTCCGTTGCGGCCTTGGGTTGGCGTTGTTACGATGTTTTTTGTTTGCGTTACGGTCATTAAAACCCCGTCCAACCGCGCCCGGGGTAAACTAATTGTATTACCTTCAAGGTCGGTCACGTTTTGCGCTGGAAATACCAAATTTGCAAACACCAGCGACCCGAATAACGAAAACCCCGAATTATTAAATAAAGCGTCTTGGGTTTCGTTGGCAATTTTACGGCCGTCCAATATGGGCACCCCCGTAAATTGTTTGAGCGTGGCCAAGTTTCCAACCTTTAAAGGTTGCAACGGCTTTTCAACGTTTATTTGTTTCGTTTCAAGTGGTTTTTCAGCCATTTTAACCCTGTATTACATTAACATCGTTTACGGCGGCCAATAGTGCCCGGGCGACCTCTTCTTTAATTCGGGCCGCGCTTTGTGGTAACGTTTGCGATTGCACGTTCAATTCCTCAACCAGTTTTTCAATAGTTATATTGATTTGTTTAGGTGCGGCCGACCGTATTTCGGAAATACCCGCCTTTACATTGCTTTTATCGGTTGTGCCGGTGCCCGCCGCCTTGGTCCGGGTTGCCGCCTTGGTTAACCCGTCCAAAGCACTTTCTTTTTCAGGTTGGCCCGCGCTTTTAGCTATTTCTTTTGAAAAGCCTTTACCAAACGCCGCGCCGGCCCCGGCGGTAATATCACCAATCCCGGTCGCCTCTTTTAGTTGGCCCGCCAAGTTGGTCCCGGCCATTTTGTCAATGAGTTTTGCGGTTTGTAAGAGTGGCTGAATTAAGAAAGTTAAAATCGCTTTACCCCAACGCCTGAAGCCATCAAACAACCGGTCCGAACCTTTACCGGAAAACAGGTCAATTAAGCCGTTGAAAATGTCCTTGATTGCCATTAGCGGTTCTATTAATATTTTGCCAATATTATCGCCCATAACTTTCATCACCTCCCATAACCCCAACATCGTGGCCCGGAATGTTTCGGAGTGGCGCCAAAGAACTATAATGCCAATCGTAAGGGCCGCAATTGCCGCAATTACTAACCCGATAGGGTTGGCGGTCATTGCCGCGTTCCAAAGCCATTGAGCCGCCGTAATTGCTTTTATTTGAATAATGGAAATCGCGACCGGAATATTGAACGCCGCCCAAGCCGCCGCCGCGACGCCGATTGCCATTCCTACGGTTTGCAAAACTTCAATATTTTCAACAATGGCCAACCCAAAATCAACCATTGCGCCCATTGCTGGGAGTAACGCTTCACCAACCGCAATACCTATTAATTGAAGTTTACCCAATAACGTGGAAAATTTACCGCCAACGGTTGCGGATTGTTTTTCCATCATATTATTGAAAAGGCCCCCGGCGCTGGTTGCGGATTTAAAAGCGTCCTCAACCATTTCAAAGGAAATCGCGCCTTTGCTCATTTTTTCTTTTAAACTCCCAACCGATTCGCCTGTTTTACGGCTTATTTCCTGGAGGGGGTTAAAACCGGCGTTTATTAACTGTAATAGGTCTTGGCCCATTAGTTTGCCGGTTGAGCGAATTTGGCCGAATATTACCCCCATTTCAGACAAGTCTTTGCCGGTTCCAGCCGAAACATCACCAAGAAATTTCAAGGTGCTTGTTAAATCCTCGGCGGGTATTCCAAAAGCTAAAAGGGTTTTTGAGGCTTTTATTACTTGTTTATTATCAAACGGGGTAACGTTGGCAAACTGGTTTAATTTTTCGAGGACCGCGTTTCCCTTTTCAGCCGAACCGGTGAAGGTTGCAAACGCGACCCGGGTTTGCTCCATTTCAATCCCTAAATTAGCGATTGTTTTAACCGCTTGAACGGCTTGAAAACCAGCAAAGGCCCCGGCGGCCAATTTGCCAAGCCTGGAAAATGTGCTTTGAGATTTTTTGGCTTTATTATCAACGCCGTCCAAAGCCGCCCCAACCTTTTTGAGTTTGGATGTGACTTTGTCGTTTAATAATATTACAAATTCCTCAATATTTCTAGCCATTGCCGAACAAGTTATTTAACGAATCATTATCAGCCTTTAAAGTTAGGCAAAATTTTAAATCGTTCCATTCTTTCGCGTATTCAATATCCGTCAATAAAGCCAACGTTTCTCGAGTGTACCCAAAATGAAACCGCAAAAGGGCGTCCATTTTTCGGTATTGGTTGGTCGAATCGTTGTTCTCGAGGCCGTACCGACTTAAAGCTTTGTTATATTGGTTCGCTTAATATCGACCAGTTCGTAGGCTTGCATTGAAGCCGCAACCAATAACGAATCTTTTGTTAAAATTTCATCATCACTTTCAACCTCTTCACCGTTTGCAAGTTTGGTTTTTTTAATCCAACAAGAATTTAAAATCTTTTCTCCAGCTTGTAAGTATTTCGGCTTTTCGTTGCCTTTCGGTTGAATCATTGACAAAACCGCCTCCAGTACGTCCCGGTTCATTTCCTCCAGGTAACACGCGGCAAAAATAGTATTTCCTTTTTCGTCTTCGCCGTTTTCAACTTCGATTTTATACGCTGCTTTACTCATAATTTAAAAATTTTTTGGTTTGGTATAGTGCGAAAATACAAAAAACCCCGCACAATAAAGCGCGGGGTCTTTCGAACTAAAAATCTAAACTAAAACGGTTATGCGTTTTTTGTTACCTGTATTTTACTTCACTAGCAACAAAAGCAAACGCCCGCTCAATGTTGGTTGAACCCTGGTCGGATTCCATTCCATCATCTAAGAACTCAACATCTTTCACGGTGTGCGTTACAACCTTTTGAGGGTTGTCGAACACTACAACGATTTGAAACGAGGGCACTTGTAAAAGTGAACCATTAGGCGCGGCGTCTCGAATTGCTTCAACGTCGTTCATTCCTAACGTGATTGAACCTGAAGCCTCAATCGCCCCGTGGCCTCGAGAGACCGGGCGGTTTCCAACCCCAAAATTATTCGCCTTTTCTTGTTCCTCGGTGTAATTCAACGCCGTTACGCTATGAACTTGAACGCCGGCAATATTTACGCGGATTTGTGCGTGGTCATACGCGCGTCCATTTATTAAAGTAGTAGCCATTTATTCAAGTATTAACTAAGTTTAACAACAAACCCGATGTTTACTTCAACCGTTCTCGAAGTTCCAATCGGTACAATTTGCACCGCAACGGAAATTTTAGAAGTAGCCAAAATATCTTGGTCGGGGTTAATAATTATTCCTTTACCGGAAATTTCACCATCTCGCAACATTTGGTCCAGCGCCGCATCCGCGTCGCTCGAAAATTTCGAAATAGTTTCCTCGGAAAGTTTACCAGTGTCGGGGTCTACCGAGACCGGGCCGTTCAAGTTTGGTAACATTCCAATTCTTACGTTTCGGATTGCCTTATTCATTGTACGGTTATTTTCAATATACGCGAAGTCGCCCGAAACTGGAGTCGCGGTCGGCGCATCGTTGAAATACGAACCAGCCAAGCCAATATATTTTCTCAAGAAAATATACCCCCGGTCATTTAGCGTATCAAGTAACGAGTCACTTAAACTATTCACTAAATCACCGTTCGCCATTGCTGGAACGTCAAACTCGTTACCGGTTGCCGCGTTGAACTTAGCAACCCACCCGATGTTTTCATGTACTGAAGCCAAAGAAACCGCGCCAAGAATTGCACCAAGCGCCGTTACACTTTCAGTCGTTGAAACAGCCAAAGCCGCACCAGCGCCCGCGCCGTCTTCACCTAAAGCGACCGAAACATTCGGCGCCGCTAAAAGGCGTAAATCTGCAAGCGTTGACAAATCAGCTACGCCGGTAAAATCGGCCGCGTAAATAATTTCGGTCGGCTTAAAAGCCGCCGCCATTGCGGTCGCTGAAACCTGGAGCGTTGTAACATCCGCGCCGGCAAAAGCCGCGCCCGGGTTATGTATTCCAAACTGGCGAATTTTACCGAGTGCGAAAGTTTGCACCAACTCAACCGAGGTCAAATCCGGCGCCGTATCATCGTATAAACCAACGTACAAATCGCCGTCCGGCTGAAAAATAAAGTATTCGTTAATGTGGTACCAAAGAACCCCCGTCGTCGCGGACCCCTCGGTTATACCTAAAGCTTCAGCCTCTTCAATTGAAAAAACCTCTTTGATACGATCCGAAACGGTAAAACCGGCCGGCAAATTCGCATTAGGTATATAAAAAACCAGGCCACTAATATGGTCTTGTTGCGGTAACGCACGACCCAAGCCGCCTTGGCCTTTGTTTATTATTACTTGTGGTAAAGCCATTTTTTAAAAGTATTTAATCTTTCGACTTTGCGCTTTTCTCTTTTTTAGGCTTGTTTTCTTTTTTGGCTTTTTTTACCGAAACCACTTTATTATCGCCCAACTTTTGAGCGTGTGATTGTGCAAAATCTTTGTTACCAGCTAGAAAAACATTACCGTCCGAGGTGATTAAACATTCGTTTAAATCCTCTCGGCTTTTTAAAAACTCTTGCGCTTTCTTTTCTAAATCCATTTTTTCAAAGTGTTTGAAAAACGGGGCGCCCCAAACGCCCCGTTTTAAATTATACAACCCCTTGCGAAAGAGCGACCAAACCTTTGTCATCGCTTCGCGATTTTTCGGCGCCGTGCATAATTAAGGCGCTGAAAAGTGAACCGTAATACTCCGGTTTGTCTTCGTCTGCAAATACTTTAATAGACCCAAGCGCTTTTCTAACGCTTGCCTTTTGCCACCCAATACAAGAGAACGAATCCGTCGTCCCTGGAGTAGCACCAACCGCCAATTTAGCATCGGCCGCCGTGTGAAAAGAAACAGTCGGTCGAACCATAACATTAAAACCAAAAATTTGGTTAATAACGCCGCTTGGTAGAGCCGTTTTGTCCATGAAATCTTTTCTAATAAGCGCGTCAACTTGGAATAACTCGTAATACATTGAAGTAGTCATAAGTAAAAAACGGTCGTTCATTGGAACGTTATCAAGGTCCAATTTTTTAGCCATTTTCGAAATATCCTCTTTTGTAGTTAGTCTACGTGTTCCAGTTGTGCCGGCCGGCTGGTCCGCCGTACCCGCTCCAGTTGTACGCAAAACGAGGTCTGATGAACCTTCAGGCGTCCAAATTTGCGCCGTTTCCGTTCCGATTCGCTCGTTCAACGTGCCGATGTGCTGGCCTAGAACGCTTGTTCTCTTCGCGTAACTCGTTTGGAGTTCGTCAATGTCGGTAATTACAATCGGGTCCGTGGAGAATTCGCGCATATTATACGTTAATTCAGAGTCGGTACGTTGTGTAATTGTTGCCGGTAAAGATGAACGGTCAACCACAATCGCCGGCGTTGCTCCAGCTTGTGGCAAGTGAACCGTTTTATTTTCAATAAACGCGCTATCATCCATCGCGTTGTTAACGAATTCCGAACCCTCATACAATGTTTCTTGTATATCCGAAACCCAAATTTCAGTCTGTAAAGCCATTTTGTTCTATTTATTAAATTATTGTTTTGTTAATTAAACCGTTACCAATTCGACGCCGTATTCCTCTTTATACATTGAAGCAAACAAATCCGGTTGTTCGTTTCTTATTTTTTCAAGGCCTCTTGGGTCCGTTTTCTCCATTTCACGCAAACCCTTTTTAGGAGCCGCGCCCTTTTCCGGTGTAATTGTGTTGGTGATGTCGGCGTGCTTTATTGAAACCGCGTCCAAAAGGTTTTTAACCGAATCAAGGTCGTTTTTAGCCATTGTAATAATAGCCTCTCTTTTACTCTCTTCAATTTTACCGTCCTTAATTGCGTTCTCTACAAAAGTAATCGCCGCCGCGTCGTTGGCTTCAGTTGCCGCCGTTTTTAACGCCTCAATTTCACTTTTTAAAGCTTCGTTTTCAGTTTTCAACCCGGTCACCTCTTCAGTTGCCGCATCTTTTGCCTCAACTTCAGTTTTAACTTGGTTTTGAATTTCCTTAACCGCGTTTAAAACGGTTTCCTCGTTGGCGCCTTCCTGTAAATCAAGCGCATTAGTAATTTTCAACATTTTCAATTGATTTTGGTTATTATTTGGCGTTTCGCCATCGTTTAAAATTTCTTTTGCGGCGTTATAAACCGCCATTAAGTCCGTCTCTTTATTTTGTGCTAAAGTTAAAAGGCGGTTTGTGTTTATAACCTGGTCGGCCAACCCGGCCGATATGGCCTCGGGTGCGGTGAACCAAGTTTCGTTGGTCATGTATTGTAAAACCTCTTCGCGGCTTTTCCCGGTGTTATTCAATAACACTTTTATAATCATTTCCCGGAAATTATCAACCGCCGCCGAGTCGGTACCAACTGGAGCCGCTACGTCGTGAATCATTACCCGGGCAAAATCATTCATAAAACGTTTTTTACCCGCTTGGAATATAATACCCGAAATTGAGGCCGCAACGCCGTCGGCGTGCGTATGAATTAACGCCTTTGCGTTCATTAGGGCGGTAAAAATTCCCATTCCCTCAATTACAGAACCGCCGACGCTATTAATATGAACGTCTATGTGCTGAACGTGCAAATCGTTAATTAAAACGCTTAACTCGTTAACAAATTCCTGTGAGGTTATACCCTGGCCAAGCGTAGCGTCAAAACCGATGTGTGTGTGGATAAACATTTCGGCCTTTCCGTTGTGGAAATTTCGAACGTATTTAAGTTGGTCGATTGCCGTTGTGTCGGTGTTCATAATTTACAATATTACGAACCAGGCGGGGTTTTATAATTCCAAATAATTGCCTAAATTTGGTGTTTAAAGTAGAATTATATTTCGTTATGAACAAAAACCAACAAACCTTGGCCAATCGCCGCGCCTTTGTCCTGGAGCAAATAAAAAGGCGTAAAAATGAAAAGGTTGAAACAATAGTCAACCAAATAGCGCAAAGTATATTTTTATCGCCGGCCACAATTTGGAACGACTTAAAAAACTCGGGTAATACGCCTGAAAAGTAGGCCGTAAACTATTTACGGAGTGAAGTCGCCGTCCCCGGTTCTTATAACTTCATTGTCAATATCCAAATCGCCTATAACCTCAAGGTCCGGCGTTCCTGGAGTTAGTATTAAATTCAAGCGGTCGTCGGCCGCCCCGTCTGTTACCAAAGTTTCATAATCCAGTTGCCACACAATACAGTTGTCATGGTCAATATCTTGGCGCTCGGCTGATTTGCTCAACTCGGTAAAGCAACCCCCGCCGAACCCCTCAATTTTTACGTGGACCTCGTTGGTAATAGCCAAAACGTCCGGGGCTGAATCGGTTTCGTTTTTGTAACTCTCGACCGCAACGTGAAGGGTGATTGTGGTTTCGCCTTCCTTAACACCTCGGGTCCTCTTGAGCCAAATAATCTCTTGAAACTCAATAAAGACGGCCGGGTATGAAAACGGGTTTTCCCTTTCTTCATTATCGATTTGAGAATTAAATAATTTAACCGTTTTTACGCTGGTTATTGTTTCCAATTCGGCTTTTATTGCGTTGAAGGTGTCTAATATTGCGCTCATGTTTACAAATGTATTAAATTATTGAATCCGGCCCGATTGAGTTAATACGTTTCTAATTTCACGGCCTATTATTTTTGAAAGTTTCTTTCTAAGCTTGGCCGAACGCCCTATAAATTGCCGTTTCGGAATTTCAACCGTTAACCGTTCTTTTTTAGTGTTGGCAATGGCCGCAAACATCGGGTTTCCTGTTTTCCTGAATTGATGGCGCATAAAACCCCGCATCCTGGGTGTTACCCTGGGCCGTGTTACCCCGCCCCGGTTGTGAATTTGTGCATACGGTATCCCGTACGAACCAACGCGAATACGGCGAAACGAGGACGATTTTACCCTTATTGATTTGCGTAAATTTCCCGAATCCACCAAAAGGGCGCGGGTTTTTCCGGTCCTGGTGTCGGCCGCGTTTGGGTGTTTTCGCGGTTTCCAGGGCTTGAGAGTGTTGTCGGTGAAACCGCCGACCCTAAAGCTTGCGACAAAATGGTTTTTGGCACTATTACCAAGCAATTTTGGGAGGTTGCGTTTTTGCCGCTTAAAGGCGCGCGCTAATTGTTGAAAATGGTTCGAACCCCGGGCCATCGTTTACGGTTTTGGGAGCGTTACCCTTTTAGGCCTTAAAGGTAGGTCAAAATTTCGCCTTTTCTTTTGCTTGAACCGCTCGGCGACCCGAAAATAGGGGTGCATTTCAGATCCGGTACCCTTAAAAATTTGCTTGGTTTTTCCAGCATTAAAATCGAATATTGAAGGCGGCCGGTCAATAATATTACCCTTCGAATCAAAGTATTTTTTGTTTTTGCCTTTGCCTTTCGTTGTGGTCGGGGTGACCTCGGCTTCGCCGCTTTCTAATTGCTCAACAATACACCGACAATTCCAGCCATTAGGAGGGAAAAACCGGTCCCAAAACGAATCGTTAACAGGCTTCACAATATTGTCCAGGTCGGCGTGTTCGGGCCGCACCCTTTCGTCTCCGACCGTTTGGTAACGGAGCAAAGGCAAATCCGCCGCGTCCTGGTTAACCGTAAGCCATTGATTGCCGGCAAAGGCATTGTTTACGGCGGTGCGGTGTTCGGTTTTTAACCAAGCTTCATTATAGGTTTCAAATATTGTGCCCGCTATATCCTTGAAAGTGGTAAAGTCGGTTTTTTGCCCGTCTATAAAAACAAATTTACTCATTGAGTTCACTTGTTGGAATGTTTTTGCCGCGCTAAAAACCTGGATGTTGACCTCGTATTCGGCCAACAAATCAAAGAACGGCGATTCAATGTTGAAGTCGGAAAACCCGCCGCCAAAACCCGAGAAAACGCCGTCCATTAATTTGGCGCCGATTGCATCGTACAAATCAACGGGTAAATTTTCGGGCGCTATAACTCCAGCGTGAATTTTTACGAGTAAATCGTTTATTTGTTCATCGGTGTAATTAATAAAATTCGCCATTTCATTGTATTAATGATTGTGCGTGTGGGCGTGCGACGCGGCCTGTTGGTAAAGCCGGTTTACGTCGTTCATAACCGTGTCAATTTTATTTTCTACTTGCTCCATGTTTGGAGGTGCCCCAAACGTTGGAACGGCCGGCGGTTCGGGCGTTTCTTGTTCTGTTACCGGAATATTAAACTCTTTTTCAATCCAAGCCGGGTCAATTTCGTACTGGCTTAAAAGGTCAATTACAAAATCCTGTTTTTCAACTTGCGTCACCTTTTCGCCTTCCTTAATTTTGCAAATTACGCCGTCTTTTAACATTCCGTGCATACGCATTAGGGGCGCAAGCTTTAAATTAATAATATCACAAACAAAGCCGCCAAGCGCCCAAGCGCGTAAATCAAAAATATCTTTGTGCGTTTGTGATTGACTTAGGCTGGAGCCATCATCGGCGGTCATTGTTTGCCCTATTATGAGTTTTGAAATTTCCGAATTTGCACGCTCAATAAATTCGTCGTAAACCTTGAAAGAGTCGGTTTTTGTTGATTCAACAAAATCAATTTCATCTTCTTTATCAAGAATTAAATACTGTGCGGACCCGGCCTCCTTCATTGCTTTGTCCATGTTTTTAATTTGGTCCGGGTCATTAATATCGGTGCGGCCAACGCGGGTTGGCATTCCGAAAACCTCGGAGAATTCCGACCAGTTAGCAATCACGGCCTTTTTCCAAAGCGCCCAAAAAGAGGCTTTCATCAGTAGGCCCAAATCGCCGCCGGTGCCAACCTCAACAAGCCAATTTTTATAAGGTGCGGTGTGGTAATCGGTACCAACCCCGGCCGAATGTAAATCCTTTTTTACGATGTGGAGTTCGGGCGTTACGTATTCACGCCGGACCGCTTTTACGTCGGTGAATTCATTATTTTTTATTGAGCCAAATTGAATTAATGAGTGCCCCCATAATTTGGCGTCTGAAGTATGGCCAATAAATTCACGCATCCAGTGAGTGGCGAAGTGTTTGGTCGCCTCTTCATCTATTTCGCCTTTTTCGTCTGTGAATATAAACTCAAATCCTTGAATTCGTTGGCGTAGTGTTTCCCAAACGCTTGAAAGGTGCGAATCAATAAGAACGTCGTTATAAACCCGCGTTAACTCGGCGCGGTCCGGCAAAATTTGAGATTCGGCCGTTTGTATTGCGTTTCTTAATTTTTGTATTGTTTGTTTTTCCCGTAATAATTGGCGGTTAACAATTCGCGTTGTAACTCGGCTTGATTTGGGTTGTGTTTTATCAACATTTTGAATTTTACTCAAATCAATGTTATAATTAAAAAAAGGTAGCTTCATTTTAATAGGAGTGACTTAATTTATCATTTGAACCCCAAACAAGCGTATTATCTTGGTTCTCTTCGAATGTTTTTAATGGGAAATTTGGGCTCATATCGTTTCTAGGGTTCGCAACCCC